TTGATGTATCTAATTTACCTGTTTTAGAAGATTTTGATTTTGCAGGAAATACAGAATTAACAGAATTAATTATATCTTCAACACAACCAATAGGTACTGGTGGCGCAGAACTATTAATTAATGATTGTGCACTTACTCAAACCGCAGTAGATAATATACTTGTAGCATTAGCTAGTGGTAGTATTTCAAATGGGGATTTATACATTGATAATAGAGACGGCAGTGGAACAAACGCTACACCTGGTGAAGTAGGTAGAGAATCACTTTTTGTTCTTAATTCAAGAGGTTGGAGTTTTGATGTTGTAAATGGTAATCATACCGCATTGACAGTAGCAAAAGAATTACTTGAAGCTAATATATGTGCTAGTACATATACAATCACACAATATATTGCAAGTGGTTCGGTAATAGAAGTAGGTAATAAATTATATCAAAATCAAGAGGCATGGTTACCATCACTACCTGGATGGTATAGAATTGATGGAGATGGTTCAACTAAATTCCAAGTAAGTGGTAGTAAAGGTGAAATCATATCTACTGCACCTTGTGGAGTATAAAAAATAAAATAAAGTAAAATGGCAAAGTTAATAAATTTAGTACCTGGTAGAGAAATTGTAAAAGAAGAATTAGACAATATGGATGTAGCATTACCTGCATCTGCTGAAAGATTTTTAGATAGAGCAATTAGAGCATTAAAAGGATATAGTCTTAGTAGAAAAAAAGAACAATATGTAATTGCAAAATTAATAGATGCGTTAGATATGACTCCATCCGAATTAATGCAAGCGGTTCAAAAACTAAAAAGAAATAAAATTGTAAAGAAATAGATATGATAAAGTTAAAAGATTTAATGAAAGAGAATGAGGAGTTTCAACAACTTCCATCTCAATTAAAAAAACATTTCTTAGAAATAATTTCAACTTATAACCAACATAGAGAAGGTATGAGTAGAAAATCTGATATCATGCAAATCGCAGAAACATTAGGTGGTATTGCAGATGCTGCACAAGAATATACTTTGAGAGAAGGTGGTGATTGGTTCGATAGAGTTACTATTAAAAGAAATATGAATGAATTAAAGAAATTACAAACTTCATTCGAAAAAGAAGCCGTTGAAGCTCAATCTCAACAACAAAGATTAGAAGCTCTATATGAAGATATGGGACATGTATTGGGTAGATATTTTGAAATAGCAGATTTATCGGAAGATGTTATGAAACAAAGATTGGGAATTAACGAATGTAAAACTTGTAAATAGTGGAAGAATTAGCATCATTATTATTGCAAAGTAGAACACAAACTCATTCATTTCATTTAGGAGTTAAAGGAATAGGTTCTCATTCTGCCCATATTGCATTGGGTGAATACTACGATTCAATTGGTGGATTGATAGATGGTTTGGTGGAAGTATATCAAGGTAAAGACGGATTAATTCAATTATCTGGAATAGGAACATTAGATAAAAATAATGATATTAAAAACATTATTAAATATTTTGAAACTTTATGTAATTTAGTTGCAAAGTTAAGAACTAACCCAAAATTGCAAGATAGTTGGATTCAAAACGATATAGACACAGTAGTATCTTTGTTATATAAAACTAAATACAAATTAGTAAATCATCAATAATGAAGTTAGTAAATCTTATACCATTAAATGAAGAAGCTGTTAAAATAAGAGCTGGATTTAGAAAAGTATCATCTCAATATATAGATGCTATAAGAAAATATGAAGGATTGGCAACTCGTCAAAAAATGATGAGTAAAGCATACTTTGATGAACAGGATGAAGATAGAAAGAATGAATATCTGTATCAATTGAAAACGCATCAAGAAGATATTAAAGATGCAAAGGATGATTTGAACAAAGTAGAAAAAGACTACGAAAGAGAATTAAAAAAACAATTGGAATATCAAAAACCATATTAATAAGTTATGCTAGTAGTTAGCGTTAAAAACGGAAATATAGAGTGGGCAGTAAAGGAGTACAAAAAGAAAGTTCAGTCCACAAAACAAATAGAAGAACTTAGAGATAGAAAGAATTTTATCAAACCTTCTAAAAGAAAGAGGTTACAAAAAGAAGAAACTATAAGAAAAAATAAACTATTTTAGTATTTTTCTTTAGTTTTCTAAAAATTTTAGATACTTATTATCAAATATCTTATTTTTTATTATAAGATTACAAGACATAGTTGATTAATGAATACCCTTCTCTATAAGGTGTGACCGAACAATCAACATAATTACATTGGAGTTCCCTACAAGAATAACTTCACAACAAAATTTAAGGAAAAAACAAGATGGCAAATTCAAAATTATTGAAAGAAGCAATCGCTGATGCCAAAGCCGTTAAAGAAACTGCTTTAGCAAACGCTAAATTAGCTCTTGAAGAAGCTTTCACTCCTAGACTTCAATCAATCTTATCTCAAAAAATGAGAGCAGAAGCTGAAGAAGTTGAAGATGATGAAATGAAAACTGAAGAGTTAGATTCAACGGGTATCGGGTCTAAAGTAGACGCTGGATACGCTGAGACTCCAGGTGCAAACCCAACTTTAGATGCAATGACTGATTTATCAGTTGGCGTAAAGAAAGATAGTGGTAAACCTGAACAAGCTGGTACTGACTATAAGAAAGTAGCAGACATTTCTGAAGAAGAAAATCCGTATGGTGATGACCAAATGGCTGGAGATGACAAAGATGCAGAAATTGCAGAATTGAAAGCTAGATTGGCAGAATTAGAAGGTGAAGATTCTGAAGAAGAAAATCCATTTGCGAAAGCAGAAGGTGAAGATGAATTCGGTGGTGATGACCAAACTGATATGGGCGGAGACGACCAATTCGGTGGTGATGACCAATTCGGTGGTGAAGACCAATTCGGAGATGATAACAACGAAGACGATTTAGACTTAGAAGCTATTATCAGAGAATTAGAAGCACAATTAACTGGAGATGAAGAAGGTTCAGAAGATGAATTCGGTGGTGAAGATGATGCAATGGGTCAAGACCCAATGGCTGAAAATTTAGCAGACGGTTCTGAAGCTGGTACTGACAAAGGTGATACACCAAAAGTTGTTGTAACTAACGAAGCAGAAGAAGACAAAGATGACAAAAAAGACGATGTAATCGACTTGGAAGAAATCTTGAGAGAAATGGAAGATGATATGAAAGGTGATAAGAAAGACGACGAAGAAGCTAAAAACGAAGCTGCTTTGAACGAAGCTTATAAAACTATCAGAAGTCTTCAAAAAACTATTAACGAAGTTAACTTATTAAACGCTAAGTTATTATTCGCTAATAAATTATTTAGAGCACACAACATGACTAACGAACAAAAAGTGAAAGTGATTGAAACTTTAGATAGAACAAATTCAGTTAGAGAAGTTAAATTGGTATACTCTACATTAGCAGAGAATTTCAAATATACAACATCTTCTAACAAATCTACTAAAAAATCTATTTCTGAAGGAATTGCTAGTAAAGTAACAAAATCTACTAAGCCAGCACAAGCTAAGCAAGTAATTGCTGAATCTACAAATTTCTCTGACAGATTTAAGAAATTAGCAGGTATTATAAAATAATTAAACAAAAACAATAAATTCATTTAAAATGGACTTAAAAAAATTAATGACTGGCGCAAACCCTCAAACTCTTATGTTAGAGCAAACAAGAGGTTTGAAAGCTAAGTGGGAAAAAACAGGTTTGTTAGAGAACGCAGGTTCTGAAACAAGCAAGCATGGTATGGCAGTAATGTTAGAAAACCAAGCAAAACAATTATTAGACGAAGCTACAAGAACAGGTACATCTGCAGGTTCAGAAGAGTGGGCTGGTGTGGCATTACCATTGGTAAGAAGAGTTTTCGGAAGCATTGCTTCTAAAGAATTCGTTTCTGTACAACCAATGAACTTACCATCAGGTCTTATTTTCTATATGGACTTCAAATACGGTTCAGCTCAAGCGGGTAGTCCTGATTTCGAAAACAAATCTTTATTCGGTAATGGTGGAAGTTTCGGTAAAGATTCGTTATCTCCAGCAGGTGATAAATTAGGTTCTACTCAAGCAGCTGAAGGTGGTTTGTATGGTGCTGGTAGATTTGGATATACAATTAACAATTTAACATCTGGTTCAGCTGCAACAGTTGCATCTGCATCTGCTAATTTAGAAGTTATCAACTATGATTTAAAAAATGCTACATTCTCTGCATCAGTTGCATCTGGTAAAGTTAAAACTTTATCATTCTCTGCTCCTGCAGACGCAGATTATAATGGCGTAAGAGCTTTTGAATTGGTTCAATCTGGTTCTGGATTTACTTTATATCCTGAATTCACTAAAATCAATGGTTCAACTCTTACATTCGTTGCGGCTTACTCTTCAGCTACTATCGCTGACACAGTAGGTTCAACTTTAACATACCACGCTCAACCAACAGATATCACAAGAGGTGATTTCGAAGATGCAGGTGTAGGTAATGGTTCTCCAGACTTAGGTATTCCAGAAATCGAATTAGAATTGAAATCTGAGCCTATCGTTGCTAAAACTCGTAAGTTAAAAGCAATTTGGACTCCTGAATTAGCTCAAGACTTAAACGCTTACCATAGTGTAGACGCTGAAGCTGAGTTAACTCAAATGTTGTCTGAGTACATCTCTTTAGAAATCGACTTAGAAATCTTAGAAATGTTACAACAAAACGCTTTCACAACTGAAAGATGGTCAGCAAGAGTTGGATATGATTTCAACACAACTACAAACAACTTCCAAGTTGATACAACTGCAGCAGCTGCTTCAGCTTATACAAAATCTACTTGGTATCAAACTTTAGGTATCAAATTACAAAAGGTATCTAATAAGATTCACCAATTGACTATGAGAGGTGGTGCAAACTTTATCGTTGTATCTCCAAACGTAGCAACAATTTTAGAATCAATGAATGGTTTCTCTGCAAATCCTGGTAAGGACGCGTTAACTTTCGCAGCAGGTGTAACTAACATCGGTTCTATC